GCGGTGCGGTCGTGGACGCGGACTTCTTCGGTTCGGCGGTGTCCATCGCCACCGCGCTGTCCAACTCCGATGTCACCCGCGAGTCCGGCATCGTCACCGTTGCGAACATGGAGCTTCCGGTGTGGCAGGCGCTTGGCCTGGCCGCTGATCCCGTTCGTGACTACGATGTGGTCATCACCCTGACCGCCGCCACCACGGCTGCTGGCGCTGCGGCGCTGACGGTTCGTTACACGGTGTAACCCTGTAGGGCGGGGCTTCGGCCCCGCCCTGCTTCACGGAGAACGGAAATGGCTGACCGCTGGTACAACGCGCCGCTGGGCGCACAGATCGCACAAGAGGTTGCCGAGGGCGCTGCCGACACCGCGCAGTTCGTGGGTGTTCGTGTGACGTATGACGCGACCGGCAACTCCCGAGAACTTGCCATCCTTGCGCTTGATGCTTGCAAGATGGCGATTCTGCAAGACACCTGGCCGCCGGTCTAATCAGGGAGAACCGCAATGGCTGTTCGTCCTGTTGACTCAACTGATTCCGATGTCGCCGTCCTGTTCACTTGGTCGGGGCTGCTGAACACCGATACCGGCGAACCCGTCGAGGCTCCGGCCTACGGCGACCGCACGATTCAGGTGGAAGGCACGTTCGGCGCAGGCGGCAACGTCCAGATTCAGGGTTCCAACGACAACGTGAACTGGCGGGCGCTGAATGACCCGCAGGGAACCGTTCTGGACATCACCGCCGCGAAGATCGAAGTCCTGCTGGAAAACCCGCGCTACGTCCGCCCGAACATCACGGCTGGCGATGGCACGACCGCGATTGCGGTCACGATGTATTGCCGGAGGGCTTTCCGATGAGTGAGATGACGCTCAAGCAAGCGATCAACGAGGCCGGGAAATGGGGCCACCTGATGCGTTCGCTGTCCACCATCACCGACGTACTCAAGGCGGTGGAGGGGGCTGACCAGCATCTCAAGGAAACCGCCGACCTGATTGAACGCAACAAGGCCGCTGCGGTGAAGGCGGGCAACGATGCCGCCAAGGCCGAGTCCGAGGCTGCGAACGCGAAGGTGCAGGCGCAGGCTATCCTGGCCGATGCGAAGTCCAAGGCCGACAAGGTGCTGGCTGATGCCACTGCCGAGGCGGAGGCGTTGAAGGCCGGTGCTGCGGAAGCGGTCAAGGAAGCCAACAAGAAAACCGCTGCGGCCAAGGCCAAGGCCGATGATTTCGAAGCGAAGTCGAAGGCGCTGGCTGCGGAAGTCGCGGCGCTGGATGGCAAGCTCAAGGCAGCGCAGGAATCGGCCCGTAAACTGCTGGGGGGCTGATTCGTGGCTACCTTCAACAAGTTCAACGCATGGGTCGAGAACATGGTGGAGGGGGCGAACCTTGCCACCGATACCTTCGTGGTCGCGCTGACGAACACCTTGCCCACGGCAGCGAACAGTGTGCTTGCCGACATCACGCAGATTTCGTACACCAACCTTTCGGCGCGGACGCTTACCACGGCGTCCAGTTCGCAGACGGGCGGTGTTTACTCGCTGGTGCTGAACGACTTGGTGCTGACGGCATCCGGCCCGGTGGCGACATTCCGGTACGTGGTGCTGTACGACGATACCGTGACTTCGCCCGCCGACCCGCTGATTTGCTGGTACGACTACGGCAGCGCGGTGACGATGGCGGCGGCTGAAACGTTCACCATTGACTTTGGTGCCAACCTGTTCACGGTGACGTAATGGCGATCACGACTCTTGACGGCTATATCGCAGCGACGAAGCAGAACATAACGCACGGCAAGACCGCATCGCGCACAGCGGTGGCGGGCATCCCATTCAGCGTGTTTGACTTGGCGGGGTTCCCCGGTGCGGGCGTCCTTGCCGGCACGTCCACCACGGCGGGCGTTGTCCCGACTGATGCGACGGCAGGCACCCCGCCAATCAATGCGTTCGGTGGCGGCGCGACCGGCTACCTGTCGGGCGTGTCGTTTGGCTCCACGGTGGCCTGCCGCATCCGGATTTGCGACCTGCTGTGGAAGGCGGGCGCGTACCCGTTCAACGCCGCTGTGGCGCTGTCGTTGCAGCCCAGCTACGCAAGCCGGGTTCCGGGCGGCACGGATTTCAAAGGCACCGAACTGTGGCTTGAGGCCGTCACCGCGTTCACCGGCAACCAGTCCATCAACATCACCTACGTCAACCAGGATGGTACGGGCGGGCGATCCACCGGCACTATCGCCACCGGCACCGCCCCGATTGTGGGCCGCATGTTCCAGTTGCCGTTCCAGTCGGGCGACTCGGGCGTTCAGCGGGTGGACAACGTAACGTCCACCGTATCCACGGTTGGCACGTTCAACGTGCTGGTGCTGCGCCCGCTGTGGGAGGGTCGCGTGGCATCGGTGGCGGCAGGCGATGTCCATGACCTGATTAAAACTCGGATGCCGCAGGTGTTCGACAACTCGGCCATGTTCATCCAGATCATCCCCGATTCCACGGCAACGGGCATCCCGTCGCTGCTGTACGAGGTAGCCAATGGCTAGCCTGTTCCGGTTGGGTGGCCGTGCGGTCGGCAGCAACCGGATTCAGGCCAACAATTTCTACGAAACGCGGACGGGGCGAAACGCCAAGTTTGTCGCTGACGATTTTTGGGGGACATCCGGCGCGTTCGTGCTGGTGGCGAACGGGGGCAGTTATACCCTGGTTGGCACCGCCGCCACCCTGACCTACGTCGGCGGCAGCACGTACACGCTGGCAGCGGAGGCAGGAGCCTACGCGCTGGCAGGGGCCACGGCGAACCTGCTGCTGGGCCGCGTCATCGCAGCCAACGGCGGCACGTTCACGATGACCGGCACGGCGGCCACGCTGCGGCGTGGATGGGTGGTCAATGCCGAGTCGGGAGCGTATGCTTTGACCGGCGAGGAAGCGACCCTGATTTACAGTGGCGGCCCGCCCGTCACCAGTAGCGGCGGCGAATACATCGTGGTGTTCAGGCGGCGGAGGCGGTAATGACCAGCAAGGTAGCCATCATCAACCGCGCCCTGACGAAACTCGGGGCCACGCGCATTGTCCAGATCACGGACAACACGAAGGAGGCCCGCGAGATGGCGGCCACTTTCGACATCGTGCGCGACTCGGAGCTTCGTTCGAACCGCTGGTCGTTTTCCATCAAGCGGGCGCAGTTGGCCGCCGATGTCACGGCCCCGGAGTTCGAATATTCCCACCGATTCACTCTGCCTGCGGATTACCTGCGGACGCTGATGGTGGGCGACCTGTGGCCGGGCTACGACCCGACTGATTACCGAAACGGCCCTGGTGGCGCGGACTGGTCAATCGAAAACGGGTTCATTCTCTACAACTCCGCTGGCCCCCTGCGGCTGCGGTACATCGCTCGGATTGAGGACACGACCCTGTGGGACGCTTCGTTTGTCGAGGCGTTCGCTTGCAAGCTGGCCGTGGAAACCTGCGAGGCAATCACGCAGTCCAGCCAGAAGCGCCAGATGGCGATGGAGGAATACCGCATTGCGTTGCAGGCGGCGCGTCGGGCCGGGGCGATTGAACTGCCGCCGCGCCAGATTGCCGACGATTCGTGGGTGCTTGGCCGAGTGAGGGCTTGAGATGGCGCGTAGTTCCCCGGCGCAGACGAACTTCAACGCGGGCGAACTCTCGCCGCTGTTTGATGGTCGCGTGGACATGGCGAAGTACGGGAACGGCTGCAACCGGATGCGGAACTTCATCCCGTTGCCGCAAGGCCCGGCCACGCGCCGTCCGGGGACTCGCTACGTTGCGCCGACGAAGGATGCCACCGACCGTGGATGGCTGATCCCGTTCGTGTTCAGCGAGTCAGACTCGTTTTCCATTGAGTTTGGCGACGGCCACCTGCGGTTCTACACCGACAATGGCCAGTTGCAGACCGGCACGGTTCCCGCGTGGAGCAACCTGACGAACTACGTCGAGGGCGACCTTGCCGAGCAGGCTGGCGTCAAGTATTACTGCATCCTGGCGCACATCAATCAGATTCCGCCGAACGCGACCTATTGGTACGCGCTGACCGGAACCATCTATGAAATCCCGTCGCCATACCCGATTGCCGCGCTGACGAACAGCGACGGCACGTTTGCCGTGAGTTTCGCGCAGACTGGCGACACGATTTTCATGGCGCTTCGTGGCTACCCGCCGAAGAAACTCACGCGGGTTGGCAACACCAACTGGCAGTTCAGCGATGCCGCGATTACTGGCGGCCCGTTCATTGGGTTGAACCCGAACGAAACGACCACGGTGTACGCGAGTGCGGCCACTGGCACGGTGACGCTGACGGCCAGCACCTCGATATTCACGGCGGAGAAGGTCGGCACCCTGTTCCTGTTGGAGCAGAAGGCCATTGACGGCGTGACCGCATGGGAGCCTGCGAAGGTCATCGCCGTCAACGCTGAGCGCCGCAGCGACTCCAATGTGTACCGCGCCCTGAATGGCGCAACGACTGGCAGCGTAAAGCCCGTCCACCGCGAGGGCGCACGGTTTGACGGTGACACCGGCGTTCAGTGGCAGTACGTCCATTCGGGCTACGGCATCGCCAGGATCACGGCGGTTGGCGGCACGACGGCCACGGCCACGGTGATTTCCGAGATTCCATCGCAGGCGGTAGCGGTGGCGAACGCATCGCTGCGCTGGTCGTTTTCGGCGTGGGACTCGGTGCAGGGCTACCCGGACATCGTGACGTTCTACAAGGAACGCTTGACGTACCTGCGCGGCCCCGACCTGTGGGCCAGCGTGTCGGCAGACTTTGAGAACTTCGCGGCGCGGGACGGCGCGGAAACCCTGCCAGATTCGGCGCTGTCGCTACAGATTGCCGCAGGCCAGATCAACGATGCGCTGTGGGCTGCGCCGGGCGATGCGCTGCTGGTCGGTACGCTGGGCGCGGAGTTCGCCATCGGCCCGATCACGGACTCGCAGGCGTTCGGCCCCGGCAACGCGCAGGCCGCGCAGCAGACCACGTATGGCTCTCGCAAGGTGGCCCCGGCGCGCGTGGGCGACTCGGTGCTGTTCGTGCAGCCCACCGGGCGGCGTGTGCGCGACATGCGGTTCTCCTTCAACACCAACGGCTACGAGGCCGCGGATGTCACCATCATCGCCAATCACATCACTGCCGGGAAGATCATCCAGTTCGCCTACGCGCAGGAGCCGAACCAAGTTGTTTGGGCCGTGTGCGCGAACGGCGACCTGATCGCGCTGACCTTCCTGTTGGAGCAGGATGTCATTGGCTGGCACAAGCACCCCCTGACCAACGGCATCATTGAATCGGCCTGTAGCATCCCCGCGCCTGACGGTTCGCACGATCAGGTGTGGGCCATCATCCGCCGCACGATCAACGGCAACACCGTGCGGTACGTGGAATACATGGAGAAGCAGTGGGATCAGGACGAGGATGCGCTGCGCGATGCGGTGTACCTTGACTGCGCTGCCACGTATGACGGCGTGGCCCTGACGGGCGGCACGACCTTGGCTTACGGAACGGCGGGCCTGCTGGAATCGGGTGTGGCGATGTTTGCCCCCGGCGATGTTGGCGACTACATCGTGGTAAATCCGTACACCCCGCAGTCGTGCCGGTTCCGCATCAATGCGTACTCCACTCCGA